TCAAGCGTACTGCCAAACGAGATGGTAAGAGTGTATTGATTAAGATTGAGCAGGAACCAGGAGCAGGTTCAAAGTTACTCATCAATGCTTTCCGAAGAGACAAGGAACTCAAAAGATACCACATACGAAGCGACAAAGTGAGAATGGCAAAGAATATTCGTTCATTTGATTTAGAAGCTTTGTCAGAGGATGGCAAGGTTTATTTTGTTAAGGCAGACTGGAACCAAAAGTTAATAGACCAGTTAGTAAGTTTCACTGGTGCTGATGGTGGAGAAGATGACATTGTTGATACCGCAACAGGGAGTGCAAAACATTGGCTCCACAAAAGAAGAAAGATTAATGTGTGATATTTTATGACTAAAAAGATTAGCGATTCATTTGTAATAACTGTAGATGATAACGATGATTATCATTTAGTAGATTCGTTGGAGTTACAGAAGTTTGCTTTGAAGGCCAATGTTGATCCCGCAAGTGGCTCCAAGTATACTCCGTCAGAGGAATTACTCAAAGGGAATAACATATTAGACCCTAAATATAATCCGTACTATTTGGTGCAATTGTTAGACTTATATACATACCATGCTTCATGTGTTGAGGCAGTGGCAGTGGATTCCACCGGTATCAATTACTCCTTGAAGCCAGTGGAGAATGTGGAACCAGTAGCTGCTGAAAAGGCAAGACTCGAAGAAGTATTAAACAATTCCACTCCATCCATTAATACTCAACTCCAAAGAATGGTATATGATAGGCGTGCGATTGGTTACGGTGCCATTGAAATCATAAGAGACACCACCAGTAAAAGCGATATTAAAAGATTGAAACATATACCAGCACATACTCTTCGTAGGCATACTGACCAAAAAAGGGTAGTCCATATTAACTCAATGGGCAAGAAGGTATGGTTTGTCATTTATGGCAAAAACTATGATGACGAAGGAAACCTATGCGACATTGACGCGGATACTGGAGAGTTCAAACCATACAATTCACTTGCACCTCATCAAAGAGCCAACGAATTATTATGGAGTATGGAGTACGCACCAGGAACCGACTATTACGGAAGACCACCAATCATCTCTTGTTTAGGTTCCATTAAGGGAGACATAAGTGCAGTCCGTTACAACTATTCCTTTTTCGAGAATTATGGAATGCCAAAGTTCGCAGTAACCGTAACTGGAGACTTCGCCGACTATGATGTAGATCCAACCGATGAAGATTATGATGTAACCCAAACATTAAGGTATCGTATTAGTCAACAGATAAGGGAAGTGATTAAGAACCCTCATTCAGCTATTTGTATTACCATACCAAGTGAGGGTGAAGAGGGTAATGTTGACTTGAAGATTACTCCATTATCCGTTCAGACTGAGGAAGGTCATTTCCGTATGTACCGTAAGGATACCCGTGATGAAGTAATCCACAGTCATCATGTTGACCCAAGCCGTCTTGGAATCTATGATGCTGGCTCCTTGAATGGTGGTAACAGTGATAACACTATGGCATCCTATAAGTATGGTACTATCGCTCCTATCAAGGCGGAATGTGAAGCATTAATTAATCTTATCGCTAAAGAGTTAGAAGTCAACACTTGGAGGTTCTGCATTGAAGATGTTGCTCCGATTGATTATAATAAGGACTTGGCTTTGGCTGATTTCTTGTTTGCCCGTGGTGCTATGACCATTAAGGATTTGATTGATAACTTTGGTAATAAGTTCGGTTTAGACATTGAGAACGAGGATGATTACTATCTCAATGCTCGTTACTTGAACGGTGTACCGTTGGAGCAAGTGTGGAACCAGTCAGAAGAGAACCCTATGCTTGAAGTCGATAGCATACTAAAAAACCTTGAAAATGATTTAAGAATTGATACTGATGATGAAAGCAACTAATGTGAAGAAGCAAATATTAGCCAGTCAAATCGCTTACAAGAGAACCCAGAACAATGAGGTTCAATTGGAGAGGGCTTTGGCTAAATTCTTCAACAAGCTCAAAAAGGAAGTCTTGAATGCCTTGGATGATTACTGGAAGGATTATCAGATGTTGCAAGGACACATTGACCTTATAACTGCTCCAGTACACGAAGCACATAAGGAGTATTATGAGTTGCTTACCCTATATATCAAGAGGGAATACAGGTTAGGTAGTGCAGAGGCTAAACGATTAGTCAAACTTGCTAACAGTAAACAAAGGGTAGCAGGTAAAAGTATGCGAATGCCAGTCCGTGCAATCATTAAAAAGGATAATGATTTGTTCGCTACTTTGCAAGGTGCAGAAGAAAGACTATTGAATAAGGTTTTCACTGCAAGCGAAAGAACATTAGCAAGAGTGGACAGTGCCATCAATCAGATTATCACTGATGGGTATCGTAGTGGTAAAGGAATCAATGATGTTGCTAACAGTTTAACACAAAGGTTCGACCAACTAACCACTTGGGAATCCAAACGAATAGCAAGGACAGAGATACATAATGCCCACAATACTGCAGTAATGGATACTTATGAAGAACTTGATGTTGAGTACACTATGTGGATAGCAGCCAATGATGATCGTGTCCGTGATAGTCATATTGACATTGATGGTGAGATTATCCCAATGGGTGGTACTTATAGTAATGGTTTAGCTTTCCCTGGTGATACTAATGGCCCTATTGAGGAGTGGATTAATTGTCGTTGCAGTAATGCCCCGTTTGTGGTGCCTTATGGTTTTATGGCTCCAAGTTTTAGTCCGTTCCGTGAAGATGATTTGATTAAGGTTGATAATACACCAAATCCATTAACAAATGAAAGTGAGAACCCTATCCCGTCAGAAGTTGAAGATAAGATGGAAAGGTTTAGTCGAATGTATAGTAATGCTTCTGAAGAACATATGCAATTCTTCACTGCGAATAGTGAAACTGATGTAGCCCATGGTTTTAGGGGAACAGTATATAGGAGTAAAAATCAGACCAAGTTCCTTAGAGAAAAAGCAAGGACTGGTGAAGAAGTGCATGGTTTACATAACCACCCTACTGATGTCGCAAGGAAAGAAGGATATACTATGTTCTCTGATGCTGATGTTGATATATTCGTAAAAGATAACATAAAAGGGATTTCAATGATGACTGAAGAAGGTGCAAAAGACATTCCTCTTAATATGATGACATCATCTGCAGAAAATCAATATAACAAGATTACTATTAAAAGATTAGATAATTTTTACAAGGCATATGATAAAGGTTTAAAAACAGGTGAAGGTTTAGGTATTGGAACAGATAAGGCTATAAGTAGGGCTTTCAAATATCAATCAGATTTCTACGATTATTACCATCCAGTAGTTACACCAGGAATGGAATATAAAAGGTCTGTAAAACAAGCACTTCAACAAAAAGGGCTTTCAACTCACGAAATCAATGCAGAAATGAAAAAGGTTGAATCAAAAGCTCAACAATTAGATGATGCTTTATTTAAAGAAAGACAAAAAGAGTTCCCTAATTTAGTTGCTAAAATGAATGAAGAATTAGAGCCTTATGGTATGAAAATAACCAGTAAATATAAGGTTGATGGTTATGGTGAATTAAAACCAAATACTGCTCCTAAGTGGATTAAAGAGATGAAACCAGAAGTAGTTAAACCAGAAACCAAATTAACCACTGAAGAGATGGAAAGACTGGATTGGTTAAAAGACCAAGTAAGTGCTGGTGAAAAACATTTGAAGAGTTTATCAAAAGACAATCCACAATATGATGGCATTAAGAGGATGATTGAAAACAATAAGAAAGAGATTGAAAAACTTAAAAAGAAAATGAAATGATGCTTATGAAATTCATAAAACATTTAGATGATGGGAGTATCCTATTAACTGCACCAGTCCTAATCCCTTATGCTAAGGATTGTGATTATGAGAACGGTGAAACACCACTCAATCCCAATCAGATATTAGCATTCAAGGAATCCTATGACAAGTATGGTTTCGTAGACCACGAACACGGACTAACACATGATGGCAGAAAAATAGGAACACCACACAATTCAATTATTTTAGATCATGATACTACATTCACAACCATTGACGGCACAGAGACTATGTACCCTACTGGTACTTGGTTACTAACAACTCACATTACCGATGACGAGGCAATCTCCGAGGCAAACAAAGGTTACTATACTGGCTACTCACCATCCATCCTACCACGAAGTAGTGCAGACAAATATTTAGCTGCATTAAAGGCGGGTAAAGAGGAGGAGTGTGCCTGTAAAAACCAAATAAGTAGTATGGGTAATTCCTTGATTAAGGATGTGCCTGACCCAGTAGTATTAAGTGTAAGCTTGACTAGGCAACCGTGCTTACACGAAAGTAAATTTTGCGAGTTAGATAACATGGAAGAAGATATTAGTTTAAAATCCAAAATCTT